CTTCCTTTTGGCCCTTCGTAAAGTTTTTCGGATCAAGGCCAAGTTCAACAACGAGTGAATCTACTACGGTCGCTGGCACTTAATCTTCTTCTCTGTTCGACATCAATTGTCTGTTATGTGAATCGACTGAAATCACTTCAAGCATTTCGTACATGGACTCAAGGCCGTATATCGTCTCAAGCTCATGCAACGTTGCTATTCCGTTCGATATCAAAGCGCCAATCGTCTTCGGAATATTTCGATACTCGGCAAGTCCGCTGGAGCCTTCGCCGAAATCTAGCTCTATTGGCCGCCAGCGATAGAAAAACCCAAATGAAGTTCGATTACCTCTTTTCTAAGAAACAATCGAGTTTGAATATCCTCGATGTCACCATCGACAATATTTCGAACCACTTCAGTATTTTTCGCGGACGGCTGATATCTGATACAAGCAAACATTTCATCAAGCAACGGTTCAGCATCCTTAAACTCAACGCCTCCGAGCGCCCAAGCCTTGAGTCCAAGAACGGCAACTCCGGCAAACCCCATTCCTGTTATCGTCTCGGGAATCTCGACGCCGGATTTACTCAACGCTATAAATGCACGAATTGCCCACTTCTCGGCTTGAGCGGCAGGCATCTCGGTGATAACGAAAATCTTGCCTTTGTCACGGCCTTCTAAAGTCACTTCAACTGGCTTTGTCCTAAGAGCCATTTTGTCCTCTTTTAGATCGGAGCCGGTCCGATGGTTTCCCAAGTGATCATGTATTTGCGCGGCTGCAACGTCTTCTTCGCATCCGGCGTCGGTTTCCAAGTGGAAAGAATGCCTCCAGACAGCGCCCATTTCTTTCCGAGAGATGGCTGCAACGCCGTCATCGTCGCAAAGAACAAATCTTTTTGCTGACGTTGAGCGAGGTTCCAATTATCGAAGATATCGTTGCTCTTGGAATTTGCCATGAGCGTGACGCCCATCTTGACCGGAACGAAGACATAGCCACCGGCTAAGTTCCCATCCACGCCCATAGCCGTCTCGGCAACGTCCATTGATTCGGTATCGAATATGTCATCCGCAGAGAATTGCTGAAGCTGTTGAGGTATCAGATACAGGTCTGAAATCGCCAGCATCAAAGTCGTATTAGCCGATGTTATTGAACCAGACATTTAGTTGGCTCCTTTATTGAACGTTGACGCTGGTGAGATTAATTTGCTGAACGTCTTCGCCGTCAGTGTACCAAAAATTACAAGGCGGCGAACCGCGCTGTTGACGAACGGTAGGCGAAGCCGGAAGCACTTGAAGATACCAACCCTGATTTGATAAAGTCGTATCAATCGGGACGCCTGCGGCCGCATTAACTTCGGCGATCTGAGTTGACGAAAGTTCAACGCCCGCGCGTATCGTGCCGAAGTTCAACGCCGCAGAAATATCATCCGCCAATGACGATTCAATCATCGCATTTCCGGCGTTGTTATACGGAATTGATTTTGCAGTCGTCAGCAATTCCATGAGCGAAAGCTGGAAAGCGTTATTGAGTTGGATTTGATTGACGTAGCTATCCATCCAATCGAACGGTCCAGAGACTGATCCGGGAGTCAAGTAAGTAAAACCTTGATTCGCCGTTCCGACTGCCGCATAGCAATTGTAACCGTTCGCGATGAGATTGTCCAAGGTCGTTTCATCGGTGACGCCGGCAACGATTCCTGTCTGCGAAAGGAAATCGAAATCGACGCGTCCGTTGGTTTCCGTGAAATCAATCGATGCAGCGCAACCACAAACGAAAGCGGCAAGGTTTTGATCATTCGGTTCGTAAATCAGGAACGTTCCTGAATAACCGGCTTGCGCGATCAGATAACCGAGGCTTCCGGTCGCAGGCACCGTCACAGTCGGGCTCGCATCAGTGTCCCAACACACGAAAGCGTAATCATCATCTTGCTCATTAGTCCACTGAGAGAACAAAAGCTTTTGAGAATTGCCACTCTGATCCGGATTAAAGGCGAGCATGAACGTCGCCCAATCTTGAGTCTGACCAAGCACAGCATTCATGAATGCAATCGGCGTGGCAGCCGCTGCGCCTTGAGAAAGAACAGCGTCAGTCGTTTGCGTCAATAAAATTTCTGGCGCCAGTGTTCCGGTCGCATAAGCAGAAGTCGAAGCGGTGCCGGTTATCCCGGATGTGATAACAAAAGCACCTGACTGTGAATCGTAAATCACGGTCGGTGCCGTCGCAACGCAAGTCAAAGCTTCGCTCACGACAACAGCGGGCTGCTGTACGCTCGTAACGTAACTTCCGTCACCGCCTGTTCCCGTACCGAGAGCAGTGATTACGGTATTGGCAGCCACGCCCGCTCCGGTAACGGTTTGCCCAACTGCGACCGTGCCGCTCGCTACAACGGTAACGTCCATAGTCGCGCTAAGAGCCGTAATGGCCGCCGTAGCGGCTGTTCCGGACAGGTTTGTGGTGTAGGTTCCGGCTCCTCCGGTAGTTCCGGATACTTGGGCCGTAATAACCGTGTTAGCGGCCACGCCTGTGCCAGAAACCGCGTCTCCGATGTGGATGGTTCCAGTAACGGCGGTGGCCACTAGGCTCGTTCCGGTCTGCGTCCCGGTAAACGTCGCTCCGAATGAACCAGTAACACTCGCTTCAGTCGGCTCCGAGGCGTCGAGAGCAGTCTGGAGAATAGTCGCTGCCGAAGAGAAACTTGTCGCAGCGGCAAAATTCACCGTTCCGGCGTTATGCGTATAGCCATCGACAACCGCTGTGAATGTTCCGTTCAGAGCTTGGAGCGCCGAAAGAGAAAGCGCGGAAATATTTCCGCCGCGAAGATATGCGGCAACAGCGGCTTGGTTATATTGAGTGAAAAGAATTGCTCCCGGCTTCACGCTTGAATTCGTAAAGCCTCCGAAGTAAACGCCGGCAACAGCGGCTTCTTTTGAAGCCGGTCCGAAAAACGATGAAACAGCGGCTTGATTCGGGAACGAATCAACCGTGCCACTCGGAACACGAGTACTTGTTGAAAGAACAAGTCCGTTTAGATCAAGTGCAGAGCCTCCCGCCGCCAAGGTAGCGGGAGTAACATTAACGAATTTCTTGGCAGGAATAGTGGCCATAGGGTTTTCGCTCCTTTAAGCAGCGTAAGCTGATTCGACTTCAATCACATCAACTTTCGCCACATCGGCGAATTGTTGTGGGACTGCTACTATTTGATTCGCCTGAAGTTGAGCTTGAATCACGTATCTTGTCTCAACTTGATCTTGGTCATTCGTGAACGGCAACTGTCTCGGATCGTCAACGTAAAGTGGAGTAATATCGAAACCGGAAGTCGCAAATTGTGTTACGGCGTATTCGTCACGAAATAACGTCGAAATGATTTGCGCGTTGTCGGCGCTGTTCGGTCCATGCACATCTAGTTGAATTGTTATTTGCGTCGATTGCTCGACAATTTTTGTCCCTGATGCCAATGCTTCACTCGAAATATTTTGAGTGTTGTTAATTTCATAAGTGCCGTCACCGCCTGTCCCGCTCCCCAATGCAGTTATCAAAGTGCCATCAACAACGCCAACTCCGAAAATTTGACTACCTATTTCAAGAACGTTAGCAGATGCTTCCGTTATCGTAAGGACCGATCCAGCAATGCTCCCGACAAATGTATTATCGGAATAGCTATCGACGTTCGTTCCTAATCGCGGTCGGTGGAAAGTAGTAATCAAAACGAAATCATCCGACTCAGGCTCTGGGACACGATTGTCTTGCCCTTCAGCAATCTCAATTCCGCTAGGTAGAATTGCCAAAAGGAAATTCCGCAATGCGGTTTGGATATCTGATTCATTCGGAGTTACAACAATAGGCATTATTTATACATACTCACTCCGAGAATAGCGCCGCCAGTTTGCTGAATGAATTTCAAAGCGCTAAACGTTCCGTTGTAAGGCAAACAGCCATTTGATGCGATGGCTTGTCCGCCTGTGCCCGGCGTCGCAGTCGGATTGGTGCCATCATCTTTCCAAACGACGCCTTGAGCATAAGCACAAATCGAAGCGTAATTGATCGCGGTCGGAAGGCCACCGATGTTGATGCTTGCGGCACTTGAAGTTGTCGGATTTGAAGTGACGTAAACTCCGGCAACATTCAGCGCGCCGTTAGGATCGAGCGAAGATTGCTGAGAAACGATGATCGTGCCTGACGGAATGCCAGCATCCCCGGTCGGTGTTTCACCGACTTGGATTAATCCAGTGACGTTTGTCAGTGTCAATAGATTTCCGTTTCCAGTGGCCGTGGCCGTCGCTTCAACGCAACTTGAAGGCGTTATCGCGGTCGCCGAAGACATCGAAGACATAGAACAAAATCCCAGCGGCAATTGCCGAACGGAATTTTGCGCGAAAGCCTCTCCAGCAAGAGAGGCAATTAAAGTCAATGCAATCGCAAAAGTTTTCATTTCGTCACGCAACCTTCCTATTTTCATCTAGGCCAACTCGACAGCTAAAAGTCGGTCCAATTCCGCCTTCTGCTTGTCATCGAGGCCAGCGATATATTCCCGTGGGTTGCTTATCGCCAGCACGATTGGACAAGCCCTCGGATTTGCTATTCACCACGCCCGTTAAAAAGAAGTCACCTCACTTCGCTGTCGTAGTAAGCGTCAGGCATAGGCCAGGAACGTTCCGCAGCGCCCGAGCGCCATCGTTCGAGCCAATAGCGCAAAGCGCGATGTAATATCTCAGTATCCCTGACAGCTCACCGCGATTGTATCGCCGTTGCTTACGCCCGTTGCGCTGACAACCGTGACCTTGATCGTGCGTCCTTGTCCGCTATTCGATTGCTGCATGATCGCAGCGGGCGTGCTGGTGTCCTGTTAAATTCATAGGTGCCGTTTATTGCGCATCCGCCGCTGGCGGTGAAAACGCCAACGAGGGCACCGCCAATCCAAGAATTTGCCGCATGGGCGCAGCTTCCGAAATCGGTATTGCTCGGCTGACTGCCGAGGCTGTAGATGCCTTGGCCAAAGACCGGAACGACGGCGGTTTCGCTACCGGCATAGAATGCCGAAGCGAGCGAGCCACCGACAACGACGTGGCCCTGAACAGTGGCGCAGGCTCCGTAACCGATCTCGACGGTTTCTGCTGCTGCCTGCGGCGAACATCCGCCCGCACTGTTGCCGATCTGAACATTGTTACCCGCGCCGGTCGCTAGACCTTTTCCGCCAACACTGACGACCCGGCCACTAGACCCCGTGTCGGCTGACGCAATCAAAATACTGTTGCCGGCTATCCCGGTATTCGAGGCACCGCTTCCGATAATGACATCAGAGGGTTGATGCGTTGT